CGCCGAAGCCTTTTTCGCGCGATCTAATATTTCCGCGCGAAGCTGGTCTTCGCCCCATTTCTGTTCAATGGCATAAGCGGCCAGCTTTTCCTGGTGAAAATCCTTGCCCATATTGGTGAGCGCATTGATCCTGCCGACCTCCGCCTCCATGGCCGCCTTGACGGCATTGTCGATGCGGATCTCTTCATTGCACTTCGGACAGTCATCTCCCATCATGTCCGTCGCGGGATGCTTTTTGCATTTCATTTTTGTAACCTCCTTTAAGGTTGCTTTTGGTTCCGTTGCCGGGGGAATGACCGCAACGGTCTTTGCCATTGCGGAAATCCGCTGAAGGACTTCCGTCTTGTTAATGGACGCGGCCATATCCATCGGCTTCTCGCATTGATCGCAGAAGCCTTTTTCGAGTGCATCCTTCGCGCTCAACCAGGTCTCGTCCGTCATCAGCGCGCTGATCTCTTCGTCGCTTAGGCCGCTCTTGTTCCGATACGCCGCGATGATGCCGAGCTTTATCGTGTCCAGGGCATCGGCGGACTTTCTCATATCATCGGCGTTTCCCATTGCCACGGTCCACGGATCGTGGATCATCATCGTCGCGTTCTCGGGCATGATGATGGTGTCCCCGGCCATGGCGATGACGGACGCGATGCTTGCGGCAAGACCGTCGATGTATACGGTCTTGTTTGCCTTGTGGTTCTTGAGCTGGGTGTATATCGCCTGGCCCTCGAACACGCTGCCGCCCTCACTGTTGATCCGGACATCAAGCTGATCGATGTCGCCCAGATCTTTCAGGTCCCTGGCGAACTGCTTTGCGCCGAGGCCTTCGGACCAGAACCCGGAGCCGATCTGTTCGTAGATGAGCACTTCCCCGGCTTTCGGTCCTTTGGCTTTTATGCTCCAGTATTTTTTCGCTGTTGCCACGAAACCACCTCCTTTGAAAACTAAGTAAAAAGTCAGAATTAAGAAGTCAGAAGTTTTTCTTAATTCATAATTCCTACTTCTTACCTGCACTGCCTCATCCCTTCCGCTTCTCTTCCGTTCTCCGGCTCCCGGGCCTTTACGGGGTCCCGGTACTGGCGCTTTACGGGCGCTTGCCTTTTTCCGGCTTTATCGCGGGCGTGGATGAATTCTTTATCTCCTGTACCATCGCGGCGACGTTCGCGAGCGTTGCGGCCATATCCTTCATGGTCTTTTTCATATCCGGATCTTCTTCTTCATCCGGGTCTTTCTTCTTTTTTTTGTCCCCGGACTCCGTCCCCTGCCCTCCGGTTTTGTCTATCGGCTTTACCCCATACATCTTCATCAAGCGTTCTTCTTCCTGGCGCTTGATGAGAATCTCCTGAAAGTCCTCGCCCTGTTCCGCGGCGATGTCCGTGCGCGTGGTGAGCAGGTTATCGAGCTCCAGGAGTTTGGCCTCAACATCGTTCTTCGGGTCCACCCAGGCCCACACGCGCGGCTGGAACTTCGGCTTATTGAATTGCTGAAGCTTGGACGCGGGCAGGGTAATTTTTTGCGTAAGCAATGACCAGCGAAGCCAGCGCTCGAAGATAGGGCGTTTGTAATTTGCGATGAACCATGCCTGCATGACCTTCCATGAATCGCGCTCTTCGAGGGCGCCGGAACGCAGGCTGGAATAATTGACCCCTTCAAGATCGTTCGCCAGGCTGTTGTACGAGACCAGCATTCCCGAGGCTATGCCCCGGAGCGCGGATTTCATGAACGGGCCAAAGTTCCCGGCCGGGTGCTTCGGATCGAACTGTTTTACGTCCCATCCTTGCGGAAGCTGGTCCATCATGCCGGGCTCCACGTCCTTGATCGGCTCTCCCGCCATGGTCTTTCCGTCGGCGGTCTTTTTGATGCTATCCGGGTCCGCCTCCGGTCCGGGCACGTACCAGCCCATATGCGACGCGCCGATCCGCGAACCGATGATCTCCGCTTCTTCGTAAAACCCGAGATTGTTCAACCGGGTCATGGACGCATGCATCCACGGGGCATATCTCGGCTGGTTGAAACGCTCGACCATGCCGAGATGGATGATCTGGTCCGCCGGGATGCGGGTATATTTTTTGCTGTTATACGACCAGACGGAATCTCCGGGATGAGAGGTCAGAATATGATAGGCGACGGGCCGGAACCACTTGTCGAATTCCTTGCCCATGCGAATGCTGTTGCCGTTCGGGAGCTGAGACACAGTCAGGGTCTCGTCGAGATAATCGGCCTCGATGAACTGGAGCGCGAAGCCCCATTCGCTGTCGAAGTTCTCGAGGATGCGGACAAGCAGCTCCCCGTCCCGCGCGACCGTCCCCGGCACGAGACCGTCGGTCAATGACCCGTCGAGCTCGCCGGTCACATCGAAGTTCCCTTTCCTGTTCCATTCGAGCCAGGCTTCCTCGATCTTGTCGTTCGCGCCCTTGTCGAGTATCCCGCCGGGCACATACTTGGCTTTGTTCTGGAGCTTTACGCCCTCCGGACCGCCGACGTTGATCTTGACCATCCAGATGAATTTTTTTGCATAATCGTTGTTGATCTCCAGGTCCCGGCAGCGCGCGCGCATGGAACGCAGGCCGAGCTGCAAGATGGCCGTAGGGCTGTAGATCTGCGTGGGCCAGTCATACGTGAGCCGGTTCGTCTTCCCTCCGGCATAGTTCTGCTGCGTGAGCGCGTATTTCTCCCGCTTTCGCTCGATCAATGCGGAATGATAATCGCGTATGAATTGCTCTTCGTAGGTCATGATGGCTGTCTGAACCTCATTAAGATGCGGTTGCCCGAGGCCTTGCCCTGGATGCGGTTTTCATTCGCCTGCTCCGCGAGATATTCAGCCTTATATTTATTGCGCCATTTGATCAGATCGTCCACGCTCATCTTCGTCAGGGACCGGCCCGCAATGGTGTAATTTTCCACGTCGGAAACGGTTCGGCCTTCCATCAGCGCCTCGATGGCGTCCAGGACTTTCTTTGCGTGAGATTTTCCGGCGACCGTTTTTACCGTGAGAAAGCCGGAGCCGATAAAATATTTTTCTATCGTATCTCCGGACCCCTTCTCCGCATAGGCCTGCCAGGAATAAATGCCGAAGGCCCAGGTGGATGACCCTCCCGTGCCCGCGGAGGCCACGGTGATTTTATGGTCCGTGGTCTGGTACGCCGCGGCCGTCAGCGTGATGGCGGCCGGGCCGTTGAGATAATATTTGAGCGTGTATTCCGTTGCGGGATAGTCGGAGAACGAGCGATACCATTCAACGGTTTCTCCGGCGTAGATAAGCTCAGGTTCGATTGATGCAAGCTCAGTCATAATTTTTAAACAAAAAAAAGGGGACAATCCCGCCTGCGCGCAGGATGCCCCCTTTCCGTAAGGGAGGAGTGAACTAAAGATGCATTCCCACCCTTACTCCCTCCCTTTCAAGGGGAGGGCCGGGGTGGGGATGGGCTTAAATTTCACTCTTATAGGAATGGACTATAACAGAAGAAAAGAAGAGAAAATAGACACAATAGGGTACATTAGGGTACAATATGCACTTTAAATTACACCGTAAACGACTCGATATGCCTGTCCACGAAACTTTCCCAGATGCGGACGGGACGACGGCCGGGGCCGTTGGGATAATAACAGCCGCCCTTGAAGTAGCCCTCGGCGATCAGGTTGTATACCTCGCGCAGGGAGAGGTCCATCTTCTTCGCCACGCTGCGAGGGTTCAACAGTTTATCGCCCGGCTTCATCTTCGGCTTTTCATCCACCATGATCTCCTCCGATTAATATAAAAGCACCCGTCTCGGTTCTTTTCTATCGTCAAATTGATTATCAGGATCATCCGTCACGTCTACGTTGACAATCTCAGTTTGCCAGTCATGCTGCATATATACCGGCAAATCTCCGTGTTCTTTTTGAATTTCCTGTAAGTGGACAATAATCTCTGATGTTTTTATCGCTCTCGCCCTTTAAGCTTCCCCGGCGTTGTCTTAACCAGCTTGAGTCCGCCGGATATCTCCACCTTCTTATTGTGATAATCCGTTTTTATTTCCGGCGTCAGATCGGCGGCCGTGAATACCCATGCGATCTCGGAACGAAGAATGATAAGGTCCTGTCTGCCGTAATCCTTCACAAGCACGGTTATCAATGCGGGAAACGGAGAAAGCCCCAATCTGACCCTGCCATCCTGACCTTGTTGCCAGGTTATGCCGAGCGGTTTTTGGAACATTACGTGAGCTTCCACCCCCTCGCCCTGCGCCGTGCCTTCGCACAAAAACATCCGTTGCATATCTTTCAATACCACAAGCATCGTTTCCAGTTCCATGAGATTCTCCTCCTGTTTTTACGAGCTATGAGCTATCAGCTATGAGCCGCTTTTTAATCTCTTCCACCCCGTCGCCCAACTGCCGGTACGCCTCGGCGGTTGCTCAGGATTTTCCTCCACCTGTTTCTCCTGCAGCTTCTTCACCCGCTCCTGATAATATTCCGTCGGCGTCAGTTCGCCGGCCGCCATGCGGCGCTGCTCTTCCGCGTCTACCCGCGCGCGCATCTGCGCGGCCTCGTTGTTCAGGTCGAACCGCCGGTGGTTCTTGAGCCACTCCAGCGCCGCGATATTGTATCCCATGGTGTCCAGCGGCTCGTTCCGCACGCCCGGCTTTTTCAGGAGCCTGCGCACCCGCTGCCCCTGCTGCATAACCGATACCCAGCGCTCGGACAACAGTCCCTTGAAATACTCCGCATCCACGGTCACGGGAAAATGGAGGGATGCCGGGGACCCCGTCTTGATCTTGAGCCTGCCGAAAACCGAGGTCTTTGTCCGCGTTGCATTCACGATATAGATGTGGACTTTGTGCTTGTTCTTCTTCGCGGGCAGGTCCGACATGATCTTTCCCGCCCTGGTCTTTTCGTCGCCCTTGATGGCGATGATATTGAGATTGCCCCGGGCCTGGCCGCGCACGAACGCGGACACCATCTCATCGCGGAACCCGGAATCCACGGGCACGCATTTCGGCAGAAGCTTCAATCCCGACGGATGCAGCCACGGACGCTTGAGATAGGCGAGCATCGTTTCCCATATCTCGGGCTGGAGCGTGTCGCCCTCGAACATCGTATATTCCAGCACCCAACATTCCTCGTCCTTGCCCCAGCCGCAGACCGTCACCGCCAGATGGTTCTCGCCGACGTCCGCGCTCGCCGTGAGTACGGCCACGTCCGCGGGCGTGGTGTTGTACTGGACCCCGTCCAGCATTACCGGGACACCGTAGTTTTCCCGGCGGCCGAGAAGACCGTCCTCGTCCATGCCGTCGCCCTTGTCTTCCCAGCATTCGCCCATCCGGTCATTGACCCAGACCTGGAGTTGCTCGGGCGCGGACTTGACCTTGAGAAAATCGCGGGCGAGTTCATGGAACACGATGTCCGGATGATAGAGCTGCGAGAGTTCACCGAAGCCCCGGTGACGCGGGTCTCGGGGCACGGCCGTGGCGATCCACTTCCCCTCCGCGTTCATCCGCTCTTTGTGAAAATCGCGGATAACGCCGTGACAATGTTCGCAGAGATAGTACGCGCTGTAGGGATCTCCGGCGTCCCATTTCACCCCGAAGTCCAGGTCCTTGCCGCCCCAGCGGAGCACCTGCCCGTGATCGCAGTGAGGACAGGGCACATGATAGAGTTGTTTGTCGGACTGTTCATAGGACCCGTCGATCCGCGAATATCCCTTGATCGTCGGCTTGCTTGTCAGGATTATCTTTCTGTCCCATATGCCGGCGGTCCTGCCGATGCCGTTCTCGACCGGGTCGCCCTCTTTTCCCACGACCCACTCGAACCCGTCGACGTCGTC